CGCCCAGATTGGCAGCTCCGGGAACTCCGCCCAGATTGGCAGCTCCGGGAACTCCGCCCAGATTGGCAGCTCCGGGAACTCCGCCCGGATTGGCAGCTCCGGGTACTCCGCCCGGATTGGCAGCTCCGGGTACTACGCCCAGATTGGCAGCTCCGGGAACTCCGCCCGGATTAACTGCACTGGAAGCGATTCCGTGATTTGCTGCGCCGGACATGGCTCTGTGGTAAAAGCGCCAATTGGCTGCTGGATTACACTTGCGGAGTGGAAATACGATGGAGCAAAGCAACGATACGTTCCGGTATGTGTGAAAACGGAGTATGTCGATGGCGAAAAAATCAAAGCGGATACGCCGTACATGCTGAAAAACGGGGAGTTTGTGGAGGCTGATAGTGATGGGGAATAAATCTGACAAGTGTCCCAGCTGCAAGTACCGAATTGACCCGGGTGGATGGGCGGCTTGCGACGGCTGCATTCACGATGAAGGCCTGAAAGACCGGTATGAGCCGCTGACCAACGCCGACCGCATCCGGAACATGACGGATGAGGAGCTGGCAAAGTTACTCAGCACCGGAACGTTTATTTGCGAGGGGCGTAAAGATATCTGCGAGAATATGCCGGGATGCGAGGAATGCAGGTTGGCATGGCTCAAAGCCCCGGAAGAAAGCGAGGGGGAGAAATGAAAGTCCTGATAGCCTGCGAGGAATCGCAAACCGTGTGCAAGGCGTTCCGGGCACGGGGGCATGAGGCATATTCCTGCGATATTCAGGAGCCTTCCGGCGGACACCCAGAGTGGCATATCCTGGGGGACGCCCTGAAAGCCCTCGAGGGGGGGGCAAGTGACCACTATGGACGGACAGGCGCATGTCATTCCTCGCTTTGGATGGGATTTAGTTATTGCGCACCCTCCATGCACGTTCATTTCCAACGCCGGGGCTTGCCGCCTGTACCCGAAGAAAGGCGTTCTTAATTTGGAACGTTTTGCAAATGGCCTGAAAGCGAAACTGTTTTTTATGGCGTTCTATTTTTACGGCTACTTTGGTGTTGGAAAAATCTGCATTGAAAACCCGGTGCCAAGCAAGGTGTTTGAGATGCCGGAACATACCCAGGTTGTGCAGCCGTTTGAATACGGCGATCCGTTCAGCAAGAAAACATTGCTGTGGGAGTTTGGCTTAAACCCGCTAGTTCCGACTAATGTTCTGACGGAGTATAAGCCGCTTGTTTCCTGCGGCACGAGCCGCAATAAAGGGAACCGGGATAAAGCCGGAATAAGCAGAAAAGGCGGCGCAAGTAAGGCCAGGAGCAAATTCTCCCCCGGGATTGCAAAAGCTATGGCGGAACAGTGGGGGTAGAAACGAGGTAAAAATGAACAAAGTACTGTTAAGCAGCGTAAAAATGGACTGGCGAACGCCGAAAGACTTCTTTCAGAAACTGGATCAGGAATTCCATTTTGGCTTAGATGCCGCCGCTACATCAGAGAACGCCAAGTGCAGATGTTTTTTCACCCCTGAAATGGATGGCCTTTCCCTACCTTGGAGCGGATACGGAGCCGTGTTCTGCAACCCACCATATGGCCGGGAGATCGGGAAATGGGTGCAAAAAGCCTATTCCGAATATGTCCGCAGTGAGGTGACAATCGTCATGTTGATTCCGGCACGGACGGACACAAGCTATTTCCACGATTACATATACGGGAAAGCGGAAATTCGGTTTCTGCGTGGGCGGTTAAAATTTGAAGATGAAAACGGAGCAGCAATGAACACAGCACCGTTTCCATCTATGGTAGTGATTTTTAGATAGCAGATAAGCCCGGGGCAACCCGGGCGGGAAGGAGATAACAATGGACGAAATCAAATTGAAGCCCTGCCCGTTCTGCGGAGACAAGGGCGTTATGCAGAGAAACGGTTGTTGCTTTCGGGTATGCTGCCCAAATAGAGACTGCCCAATCGAACCGAGAACACATTGGTTTCCTAACCAGCTATTTGCAATCGAAACATGGAATCGGAGGGCTGAACATGAGTGATTACATCAGCCGGGAGGCGGCACTGACGGAATTGCAAAACCCTGAGCTGTTTAACGTCTCACCAAGATTTCTACAGATTCTCCGCGATCTTCCCACCGCCGACGTGGAGCCGGTGCGGCGTGGGAACTGGAATATTCGGCTTGCGGACGAATCTACCTTATGCCTGGAATGCTCCATCTGCAGGCGCAAGGTAGACAATATCGATTTGCACTACCTGCTGGAAGCCGGAGAATACGGCGAGGCCTGCCGGAGATACCCATATTGCCATTGCGGTGCAAAAATGCAAGGAGCAGAAAATGAATAAATACTGGATGCCGCTTCCCGAACCGCCGAAGGAAGGAGGCGAAGAGAATGGCTGATTTTATCGAGGTGCATCTGCAGGGCAAGCCCCGGCTGGTTAATCTGGACTGGGTGGAGGATATATGGCCAACGGAGAACGGGACGCAGATTTATTTTGCGTTTACCAGCCCTGATGCTGTATCACAGGATTTTATAACAATAGATGAAAGCTACGACAAGATCAAACGCATTATAGCCTATCAGCGGGGCTAAAGGGGGTAAATTGGAATGAGGAATGAACTCACCTACATGGACTGCTGGCACTTTATCGCCCCGCTGATTCCGGTGAACACCGACTACACCATGGGCATCTACGTCATGGCGTTCGGTGCTCTGAAGGAAGCGGAGAAAAAGCGGATTGCAGATCGGAGGAAATCATGAGCAAGAAACCGGACTATCTCACCCTGTGCTCCATAGCCGCCCAGAAGGCCGGGATGAGCTGTGGCAAGTACATGGCAATGCACGGATACCACCCGCCAATTCAGGCCGATGTGGAGGACGTGGAAGCCCCACAGGGCATTTCTAAAATCTGCCCACAGTGCGGGAAGAAATTCACGCAGGGCAAGATCAGGCAGAAAATCTATTGCAGCTGGGAATGCCAGAAAGCCCACGCTCAGAGAGCAGCTCAAAGGAGATACCGTGACAGGAAAGCGGAAAGAGGTGGCACGATGTGAACATTGCGCTTAACGCTGATTGCATGGAAATCATGCGGGAGCATCCGGATAAATATTTCGACTTGGCTGTAGTCGATCCGCCGTATGGAAGCGGGGGGGGGGAGTTCGTCAGCGGCACCCGCTTCGGTGGACACTTTGACAGGTACCTGCAAGATTGCCCGGACGGGAGGAAAGTGGGCGGCAAAGTTCGGAAAAAAATCCCGAGCTGGGACTATGCCCCCGGCGAGGACTATTTCAATGAGCTTTTCCGGGTGAGCAAGGAGCAAATCATATGGGGTGGGAACTATTTCCAGCTCCCACCGAACAGATGCTTTTTGGTCTGGCTGAAAACAAATATCCCGGAAAACTTTTCTATGGCAATGGCGGAATATGCCTGGTGCAGTTTCAACGATAACGCAAAAGTTATCAAAATGTCATCTGCGGGTATAGCGGGCAGATTCCACCCAACTCAAAAGCCGGAAGAATTATACCGATGGATATACGCCCACTACACGAAGCCGGGGTTCAAGATTCTGGATACTCACCTTGGCAGCGGTAGCTCCCGGCGGGCGGCGTATGATTTCGATCTGGATTTTGTTGGAACGGAAATTGACAAGGAATATTTTGAGAAGCAGGAAGCCGCGTGGACAGAATATACAGCACAGCAGCGGATTACCCTGTGACGGAAATGGGATGGTAATGTGGAATACAGGGACGACAGGAAGTATTGCGTCGGGTGCTGGTATTTCTTCGGATACTACGAAGGCAGCCGGTGTTGCAATTACATATTCGTCCATGGGGAAAAGCGGCCTTGCCAGCCTGGGAAGGATTGCACCGAAAGGAGGGCGAAAACGAAAAACAGGAGAAGGGATTTAATATTATAGCTTTATCCCTGTATAGTATATATTAAATATAATCTTATACCTTGTGTGTATTGTGTATATCTATACAGGAATTTAATAAGATATGCAAGGAGGAACGGAATGAACTGGAAGTATGAGGCCATTGAAAAGCTCAAAGAATACAGTGCGAAAAGACAATCCCTGAAAAGTATTCCCGAAGAAATGGCGCGGCTGGAATCCGCTATGCAGAGTATCCGAAGCGCCACGTCTGACGGTACGCCGGTAGGCGGCGGCGGTTCCGGCCGGGAAGATGCGATGCTATCGAATATCGTTCACCGTGAGGAACTGGCGCGGTCGCTGGAACAGGCGAGAAAATGGGTGTCGCTTGTGGATTCCGGGCTTGAAGTCCTTACAGACGATGAGCGGAAGGTGCTGGATAGATTCTACATAAAGCCCGCGAGGGGAAATGTGGACAGGCTGTGCGAAGAATTTGGGATTGAAAAATCTCAGGTTTATGCGCGAAAGGATTCGGCGCTTCACCATTTTACAATTTCCCTGTACGGATGCGCAGAAATTTGAAAAACCGGAAAAAAACCGGAAGATTTTTCGGTTTGAATGTGCTATACTGGTAAAAAAGAAAAAGCGCAAGAGGCTTGGGATTGTTCCTGAGCCTCTTTTTGCGTGGCGCGGTAGATAACGAGTTGGGCGCTCTCTCCCCAACAGAAGGCCGTTTAAATCGGCCTCGCGCCATATATATCGCCGATGGCCTCCCACCGGCGACGAAACCCGGAAACGGGCAAAGAGGTTCCCCGGCACCGTAAGCCGGAGGGATGCGGGGAAGTAGCAAGGCCGGAGAGCAGCCTTGTGATAAGAGGAAAGAATGCCGGTTCAACTCCGGCCTTTCCCGCTATTTTTACTATTTTGCATGAGAGGTGGTGCTATGGCTGCAAGGATTACAGATCGGAAGAAAAAAAGAATAATTGCCGACTGGATAGAAATGCAGTCGTACAGCGCCGTTGCAAAAAAGCATGGCGTAACTCACCAGACTGTGAAAAGGATTGTTAGCGCTTCACCGGATATCGCCCAAAAAGTGCAGCAAAAAAAAGAAGAGAATACCGCCGACATGATGGCGTACATGGAATCACAAAAAGCGGCGATGCAAGAAGCAATCACTTTGCATCTGAAAGCGCTCACAGACCCCGAAAAGATTTCAGCCGCAACATTAAGCCAGATTGCAACATCTTTCGGGATTATTGTCGATAAGGCAACAAGAAACACGGCAAGCGGCAATGATAGTCTCAATAAGCTGGATGGGCTAATTAAGGAGTTTAGAGATGCTATTAAGCCCGAAACAGATTGAATTTGCAAGGTATGGGAATCACCGATGGAATTTCAAGGGCGGCGCGACCAGAAGCGGGAAAACATATCTTGATTTCAAGTGGATTATTCCCATGCGGATTCGAGAACGCGCCGGGAAGGATGGGCTTTCCGTTATTTTGGGCGTTACAAAATCCACAATAGAGCGAAATGTGCTAGAGCCTATGCGGAATCTGTACGGAGATAAACTTGTTGGGGCGATTTCCAGCGATAATACAGCATGGATTTTTGGCGAGAAGTGTTATTGCCTTGGCGCGGAAAAAGTGTCTCAGGTATCGAAGATTCGCGGCGCGTCTATCAAGTATTGCTACGGCGACGAGGTCGCGGACTGGTCGGAGGAAGTTTTTGCCCTCCTGAAAAGCCGGCTTGATAAGGAGTATTCCTGCTTCGATGGCACATACAATCCACAGTATCCCAACCACTGGCTAAAGAGATTCCTTGATAGTGATGCCGATATTTTCAGCCAAGAATACACAATAGACGATAATCCATTTTTGCCCCCCACTTTTGTTGAAAACCTGAAAAAAGAATATGCCGGAACGGTGTTCTATGATCGGTACATTCTGGGGAAATGGACGCTGGCAGAGGGGCTTGTATACGATTTTTCCGAAGCGAATATCACGGATGAAGTGCCGGAATTCGCGGATTATTATATAAGCATCGACTACGGCACCCTGAATCCATTTTCATGCGGATTGTGGGCTGTGAATGGTAATAAGGCGGTAAGAATCAAAGAATATTACTACGATGGTAGAGCCAACTATAAGCAGCTCACAGACGAGGAATATTGCGACGCTGTGGAGAGACTGACGGACGGCTACGAAATCAAGAGGGCGATTATAGACCCTTCGGCGGCTTCTTTCATTACCGCCCTGAAACGCCGTAAATTCCGCGTCCTGCAGGCGGACAACGCCGTTCTTGATGGCATTCGGCGAACGGCGGTATATCTCAAGAACGGGAATATAAAAATTCACCGGTGTTGCACGGATGCCATTCGGGAGTTCGGGCTTTACCGGTGGGACGATAAGAAAACGGAGGACGCGGTAGTGAAAGATAACGATCACGCTATGGATGATATCAGGTACTTTTGCAACACCATCATGAAATACAAGGTGGAAAAGAAAAACGAGATTTCTCCCGCTGCTGCGTTGCTGCTGTGATTCTGTGTGATTCCTTTATGGAGGGAATAAATGAAAATTTATCAAGATTTGGAAGAAGCCATTGCGAAGGGAACTACCGGGAAATTCATACGTGATGCCGTGCGGGAACACCAGAGCAGCAAGGCGTACAAAGACGCCGCTGACGGTATGGCGTACTATAACAAGCATAATATCACCATTGAGAAATTCCAGAAGTTCCTTTTTTCCTTATCTGGGAACAAAACTCCTGATATTTGGAGCAGCGACTACCGGCTTAAAACGCTAACGTTTCGGCGGCTGGTTACGCAGGAAGTGGGCTATATTTGCGCTAATGGCGTAAGCATGGACGAAAAGAAAAAGCTGGGCGCGGACTTCGACAATAAGCTGCAAACAGCGGCAAAATTGGCACTGGCGCAGGGCGTTTCCTACGGCTATTGGAATCTCGATCATCTGGAAGTGTTTTCATTCGCCGATACTCCCGGGAATCCGGGATTTGTTCCGCTGCTGGACGAAAAAACATCGGAGCTTATGGCCGGTATTCGGTATTGGTTCCGTGAGACTGGCCGAAAAACTGTTTTCCGGGCTACGCTTTACGAACTCGATGGCGTAAGCGAATGGAGCGCCGAGGGAAGCGACGACGCGCAGCCTATGGGCGAGAAACGCGCATATATCCACAAGGAGCTGAGGAACGATCTGGGTGTTGTGGATGTGTGCGACGAGAACTATACCCGCCTTCCTATTGCGGTACTGTATGGCAACGATACCCACGAAAGCGAACTCGTTGGGTTGCGTGGCTCCATAGACTGCTATGATTTCATCAAATCCGGGTTTGCCAACCAAATTGACGATACGAGCGGAATTTACTGGATTCTGCACAATACCGGCGCTATGGACGATACGGATTTGGCACAGTTCATCCAGAGAATGAAGAGCGTAAAGGCGAATGTGGTAGATAGTTCCGCTGAAACGGCTGCAGAAGCCCACACCCTTGACGTTCCCGTAGAAGCCCGAAAAACCATGCTGGATATTTTACGCCGCGACCTGTACGAAGACGCCCAGATGCTTGATGTGACGGCTCTGGCGGGGGCTGAGAAGACGGCTACAGAGATTTCGGCGGCGTATCAGCCACAGGACAACAAATGCGCCGATTTTGAGTATTTCTTGATAGATTTCATTCGGCAGATTTGCGCTGTTGCTGGTATCAGTAATCCACAGCCGGAATTTACATGGAACAAGGTAATAAATCGCACCGAGGAAACAAATATGGTGCTTTCGGCGGCTGCGTTCCTTGATGATGAAACGGTTCTGAAACACCTCCCGTTTCTTTTGCCGGAGGAAGTGCCGGAAATCCTGAAACGGAAAGCGGACGCTGACATAAATACGGTTTACGGCGGTGATGAGGATGGCCAGACCGAATGAAGCCGATAGAGGAACCGATAGGGCGCTTGCCGACTTGGAGCGCCGCATTAACTCCGTATATTCTCAGGCGGCTAAAGAGTTGCAAGAGGAAATAGATGCCTTTTTCAAGCACTTTGCCGATCAGGATAAGAAGATGCAGGACTTGATAGGCCAGAAGCGCAACGGCAAGGAGTGGACTGAAAAGGACTACCAACAATGGCGGCTGAACCAGATGGGGCGCGGGGCACGGTTGGAAGCGCTTCGGGACAATCTGGCCGAACGTGCGACGGAAGCAAAAGAGGTGGCGCTTGCCTATGTGAACGACGCTACGCCTGGAATCTACTCCCTGAATCGGAATTACACCGCTTACACCATCGAGAGCGTTCACCCGAGTGCGGATTTTACGCTTTTTGACGAGCAGACTGTAAAGCGCTTAATTGTGGAGCAGCCGGACGTGATGCCATACTACCCCGAAAGGCTGGCGCTAAAGCGGGGCATTGATTTGGCTTTTGGCAAGCAGCAGATTACAGCAAGCGTTACAGGCTCCATTTTGCAAGGCAGAAGCATCAAGCAGATATCAGAAGATTTGCAGTCCAGAATCGTCACAATGAGCCGTGTAAGCGCCATTCGAGCGGCAAGAACGGCAGTTACCGCCGCACAGAATGCCGGTAGAATGGACAGCTACGCCGCCGCTGACGAGATGTGGGGAATCAAATCCAAGAAAAAGTGGGTAGCCACAAAGGATTTGCGCACCCGCCACGATCACGGTATGGCAGACAATCAGATTGTGGACTACGATCAGCCGTTTGATGTCGGCGGCTATAAGATGATGTTCCCCGGGGATGGCTCGTTGGGAGCGCCGGGACATGAGCTGTATAATTGCCGCTGCACGGTTGTGAATGCCACGGATGATGATCTGGAAGCGGAACGCCACATGATGCGCGTGAAGAATCCCGAAACCGGGGAATATGAGCTTGTAAAGAAAAAATCGTACAAAGAATGGTACGACGAAAAGAAAGCGCAGTATCCTCCGGAAAAATGGGCGGGCATGGTGAAAGCTGGTAAAAACTATCAGGCCGACAAACGGCAATATGCTGATTTTGTAAATGTTTTGGGGAATAAAGCCCCGAAAACGTTTGCAAAGTTCCAAGATTTGAAGTATAATGATATTGATGGGTGGGAGACGCTCAAAACAACGAAACGGCAGACCGATGTTGTAAAGAATGCTGAGTGTATAACTACTCCGAAGAAATACACGGAATATTTCTTGAAAGATGGGGCAAAGCACGCCGACCAGTTCTTCGATGTTGGCTACACAGCAGATAATCCGCTTAGGCTGCGATATGATATGGCAAGGCAGTTTGATATGAGCAAAGCTGTGGAGTTCAAGGAATTGGGCGGTGGGGCAAATCAATTTAACATCTACATGGAGCTGGGAGTTACAAAGAAGCGATCTTTTGTTACTGGGTGGATACAGGATACGCCGGATAGCAAACCGAGAATTGTAACCAGTTTTAGAAAAAATCGAGGTGGAGAAGCATGATTAAAGAATACGACCATGTAAAAGTCATCAAGACAGGCGACGCAGGAATTGTCGTCGATATTCGTGATGCTGGTGGCATTTTCTACCTTGTAGAACTGGACAAAAACAACGAACTATTGGACTGCAAGAGGGAAGATATAGAAAAGCTTGGCAATTAGAATATGGCAAGGACTGAAAGCACTGTGCAAAAATGCATGGTGCTTTTTCTATGCCAAAATCTTCCAACCGGATAAAAAAGAAGCGGGCTGGAATCCCTGCTTGTGGTGGATTATGCGTATGCGCCGCCACGAACCGCACAAGACCGGCTCTGGAAGAAGCAGAAAAGGAGGGGGGAAATGAGCATTACCTTTGTGGATAACTCTGACGAAATCCTCCGCGCACTTGGTGAAGCGTGTGAGCGCGGGTTGGAACGCTGCGGGGAAAAAGCTGTAGAATATGCCAAGGATTTATGCCCCGTTGATACTGGGAATTTGCGCAATAGCATTTCTGCTGCTGTGATTGATGGAAAAGAAGTGCGCGTCGGAACGCCAACCGAATATGGAATTTACCAAGAGATGGGAACCGGTAAATATGCCGAGGGAGGCGGAGGCCGTCCCACTCCGTGGAAATACCAGGACGCGCAGGGAACCTGGCATTGGACAGCTGGTAACCGGGCGCACCCGTTTATTAAGCCGTCAATCGCAGATCATCAGGGAACGTACAAGAAGATTCTGAAAGACGAACTTAGCAAAGGAGATTGACAGGGCGTGGATACCAGAAAAATCAACATTCTTGGAGCTGAATACACGCTTTCCGTTTGTGGTGAAGATGAAGATTCACGGCTGGCGGGATGCGATGGATTTTGCGACGAAACCAGCAAAGAACTGGTTGTGGATAGCTATAGCAAGCACGTCGGCGACCAAACTTGTAAGAAAAACTTACAAGTTCAGATTAGAAAGAACAAGCGGCATGAGATCATTCATGCATTCCTATTTGAAAGTGGCCTTGCGGAAAATTCCGAATGGGCACAGAACGAGGAAATGGTAGATTTCTTTTCTATCCAGTTTCCCAAACTTATGGAAGCGTTCAAAAACGCTGACGCGATTTGAGGGCGATACAGTACGTAGATTTTGCGTGCTGTTCGGCTCCTTTTTTGTTTATTTCGGTAAAACCCGCGAAGTATAGCGGCTTTTATATCACAGTCGTCCCCGAAGAATAGGGGCGAAGAAAGGAAGACTGAAACAATGGCATTAACTCGCAAACTTTTGAAGGGGATGGGGCTTACCGACGAACAGGTGGACACCATCATTGAAGCACACACCGATACCGTGGACGGCCTGAAAGCCGATATCGGGAAGTACAAAGCCGACGCTGAGAAACTTCCTGGCATTCAGAAGGAATTGGATGATCTGAAAAAGGAAGACGCTGACGGCGGATACAAGGCCAAGTACGAGACGGAAAAGAAAAACTTTCAGGATTTCAAAGACGGAGTTGCCGCAAAGGAGAGCGCCGCCGCCAAGGAAAAGGCTGCACGGGCGTACTTCCAGAGCAAGGGCATTCCCGCCGAGAGCATGGGGCTGGTTATCCGTGGGGCGAAAGCTGAAATTGATGGCCTTGAGCTGGACGGTGAGAAGATCAAGGACAGCAAGGCGCTGGATGATCTGCTTAACGGCGACTACAAGGGCCTGATTGGCAAGACCACCACAAAGGGCACTGAGACCCAGACACCGCCCAGCACCACCGGCGGCGCAACGAGCAGGGCAGAAATCTACAAGAAGGACGACAAGGGCCGGTACGTGTTGTCCACAGCAGAGCGGCAGGCTGCGATTGCCGCAAGTTTGGAAAAAACGAACTGAAAGGAAGATTAAATGGCTACTACTGTTGAAAGTACCACCGCACCCAGAAGCTCTCTGCCTAACGTCTACACTGGCGTTACCGCGAGAGAAATCGATTTTGTTACCCGGTTTAACGACAACTGGGATACCCTGAGGAACATCCTGGGCATTATGCGGCCCATCCGCAAGGCCCCCGGCACTGCGCTGATCTCTTACACCGCCGATGTGACGCTGGAAAGCGGCACTGTGCCCGCCGGTGCTGTTATCCCTTACAGCAAGGCTACCATTACGCAGGCCAGCAAGGCTGATCTGACCATCGAGAAGTACGCGAAGGCCGTACCCATCGAGGATGTGAACAAGTACGGTGCTGAAATCGCCGTGGAAAAGTCCGATGACGCTTTCCTGACCAAGCTGCAGAACGTTGTCATGACTAAGTTTTACACGTTCCTGAAGACCGGCAGCTTGACCGCAACGGCTACCACCTGGCAGGCGGCGCTTGCCAAGGCTCAGGGCGAAGTGCTTAACAAGTTCGCCACCATCCAGAAGGATGTTACCGAGATCGTCGGTTTTGCCAACATTCTGGACGCATACGACTATCTGGGCACTGCCAACATCACCGTGCAGAACCAGTTCGGCCTGACCTACGTCAAGGACTTCATGGGCTACTCCACGCTGTTCCTGCTGCCTGCGGCGCAGATTGCACGGAACACCGTAATCGCTACCCCTGTGGAGAATATTGACCTGTACTATGCCGACCCCGGCGACAGCGAGTTTGCCAAGCTGGGCCTGCAGTACGCCGTGCAGGGCGAAACCAACCTGATTGGCTTCCACGCACAGGGCAACTATAGCACTGCCGTGGGCGAAAGCTACGCCATTATGGGTATGGCTCTGTGGGCCGAGTATCTGGATGGCATTGCCGTTGTGACCGTTAACGCGGGGGGTTAAGGGCGGCTCTGACAGCTGACAAAACCGCACCGGAGACCGTGGACTTTGACGGAATGACGAAAGCGCAGCTTTTGGAGTACGCCAAAGAAAACGGTATCTCCGGGGTCAGCGCCGCAATGAACAAAGCGGATATTTTGGCCGTCATCAAAGGCCAGTAAGGAGGGGTAAATATGGGGCAGGCTGTGAGTGTGAGCTTGTATGAGCTACTTATGTATCTGCGGAATTTTTTTACCGGGGACAAGTGGGAATTTTTTGGCGAGGAAATCACGGACAAGCGCCTGCCCCTCCCCGGCCTCGAAAACGGCGACTATTACCTGATTGAGGGGAGCCGAAGGAACAACGGCATCCATGTATACGGGAACAGCGACCTCAGAAATGAAACTTACACGGGCATTGTGACAGAGGTCTGCGTACCGCCGGAGGTGCTGGCGATTTTGGAAGAAATCAACACATGGCAGGAGAAGAACGCCGAGGCCGTACAAAGCCCGTATCAAAGCGAATCTTTCGGGGGCTACTCGTACACAAAGGGAAGCAGTTCGTCCGGCTCCGGCGAAAGCACGAGCTGGAAAACGGTGTTTGCGCCGCGCTTACGGATATGGAGGAAGATATGAGCTTGCTTGACTACTACCTGAATAACACGTGCGCACTGATGGAAAAGAAGCGCACCCCGGACGGGGAGGGCGGCTGGGCAACGGAATGGGCACAGGGCGCGGAGTTCGACGCGGCTATTATTCTGGATACCTCCATGCAATCCAGAATCGCGGAGAAGGAGGGCGTTACCAGCGTGTACACCATTACCACCCGCCGCGCGAATCCGCTTTCTTTCCATGATGTGTTCAAGCGGATTTCCGATGGCGCAATTTTCCGGGTGACGAGCAACGGGAGCGATAAGCAGGCACCCGCGGTCGGCACTTTGGATATGTGCCAGGTTACCGCCGAGAAATGGGAGCTGACAAAATGACGGCAACAGAAGCGCTCTACAAGTTTTTTTCCGGCTTTAATCTCCCCGCGTATCCGGATACAGCGGTACCGAGCGACACAGTAATGCCCTACCTAACCTATTCCGTCTCCGTCGGCGGGTGGGGCGATATGGCGAACTCGCTGACGGTAAAGCTGTGGTATCACACGGAGAAAGAGGCAGAGCCGAACGCCAAGGCAGAGGAAATTTCCCGCGCGATAGGACGCGGAGGCATTCAGCTGCCTTGTGATACCGGCACAGTTTGGCTTATGCGCGGTGAGCCGTGGTGCATCAATTCAACATTTGAATCAGATCAATCCATCAAATTGCGGCAACTGAACGTTGCCGCAATTTTCAATACCATATAGGAGGAAATCAATGAAATTTACACAGATTCCACAGGACACCTTTAAGGAGCTTGTGCTGAATGCCGGTGTTCTGCTTTCAGATTTTAATCCCGCCACGGCGGAGTATGACAATGCCGATATCATAGGCGCTACCAGCGGCGGGACGACCTTCGTGGCAACGCCTAGCTTCTCCGATTTCGGCGAGGATATTGATAACTGCCCCAAGAACACAAAGGAGTTGAAACGGCTGGAAAGCTGGGAGGTGAAGCTTAGCGGCACTTTTGCTTCTATGGATGCCACTAACGCGAAATCGATGGTAGCCGCTGCTGATGAAGCCGCCGGAAAAATCACGCCCAGAAACGATATCGCCGATACTGACTTTAAGGATATCTGGATGGTGGCCGACTACTCCGACAAAAACGGCGCGACAAAGGGCGGCTATATGGCCATCCATATGATGAACGGCCTTTCTACTGGCGGTTTCCAGCTGAAAACCGGTGACAAGAGCAAAGGCCAGTTCCCATTCGAGGTTACCGGCCATTATTCCATCACGGCGCAGGATACACCGCCTTTCGAGATTTACGTGAAGGCCGGAGAGACCGAATCCGCTACGATGTAGGAGGCTAAGCATGAGAAAATTATCTCAACTTGGAACGGACGAGTGCCTGGACGTGCTGTGCGAGATCACCCCGCACATTGTGAATCTCGTTTCTGATGAGGAAATCATGAACGCAATCGGCAAGCCGGTGGACAAGAAAAACTCTACAAAAGTCGGCGTTATGCTGATTGGTGCGCAGAGGATTACCACCGTTGTTCCGTTGCTGCTGAAAACGCACCGCGCCGACATTTATGCTATTTTGTCCATCATGGGTGAAAAGAGCATTGAGGAAGTGGCCGCACAGAGCACCATGGCGACGCTTTGGCAGATCAAGGAGCTTTCCAACGATAAGGAACTGCTGAGTTTTTTCAAATCGTGGGGGCGTGGGGAGCAGAGCGAATAATCAGCGCACTGTGCGCCCTCCCCAGAGTACGGGCGAGGGCGTACCTCTCCATTCTTCCCATGGAATTGAAAAAGCAATGCGAACGCGAAATTCTTCGGCGCTACGTTACCGACGGTATCCAGATGATAACGCAAAACACGGCGGGGTGTGACAAGCGATTGTATCTATCTATCGGATACGAGGATATCATCAACCCGAAGCCGGTGGAAAACCGGTCTGCGGAGGATATCGTGGCGGATGTGGTGAAAAATGCCGGGCTGAAACTGGTGACGAAAGGCGGTGGGCAGGATGGCGGCTAATGTATTTGAGCTGTTTGCGACGATCTCTCTGGATACAGATGAATATGAGCGTAAACTAAAGGATTCTGAAAACAAAACAAGCACATTCGCCGACGTTCTGAAAGCCAACCTTGCCAGCGGCGCGATTATCGCCGGAGTAAAGAAGCTTGCCGGAGTAGTTGCAGACGTTGGCAAAGCGGCCTACACCAGTTATGCGCGGTATGAGCAGTTAGCCGGTGGCGCACAGCTGATGTTCGGCGACGCTTACGATTTTGTGGCGGAGAAAGCAAGAAACGCCTACAAGTCCGTGCAAATGAGCCAGAACGATTATTTGCAGCAGGTGAATGGATTTTCTACCGGCCTGAAAACCGCCCTTGGCGGCAATGTGCAGGCCGCCGCCGAACTCGCCGACAAAGTTATCACTGCCGAGGCCGACGTTGTGGCGGCAACCGGAAACACCCAAGAAGCCGTACAGAATGCCTTTAACGGCATTATGAAATCCAACTTCACGATGCTGGATAATTTGCAGCTAGGTATTACCCCCACAAAAGAGGGGTTCCAGCAGCTGATTGATAAGGTGAACGAGTGGAATGCGGAAAACGGCGAAGCCACTGCCTATACCATTGACAATCTGGCTGACTGTCAGGCCGCGCTTGTGGATTATATCGAAATGCAGGGGCTTGCGGGGTATGCGGCAAATGAAGCGGCGGGCACCATCGAGGGTTCCACGGCATCCATGAAAGCGGCATGGCAGAATCTGGCTACCGGCATGGCTGACAGCAGCGCCGACATGGAAGGACTTACCCAGGACTTTGTGGACAGCGTATTTACAGCCGGAAAGAACATTATACCCCGTGTACAGCAAATCGTTACCGGTGTTGGAACGGCCACGGCAGAAGCTATTTCGTATCTCCGTGAAACGAATAGCGCTATTGATCTTCTCGTCACGGCGTTTGAGTTCGCGGCCACAGCGGCAACCGTTGCCGGTACTGCAATCGGGGCGAGTATGGCCGGAAAAGCCATTGCAAATATCGCCACGATATTCACGGCAAATGCGTCGGCGCTTGCGTTCTTCACAGCGGAAAGCGGGAAAGCGGCCGTTGCAGAAGCCACACTGAATGGCGTATTTTCCGTCAGTGAAATAGCCGTTGGCGTACTCACCGGCCAGATTTCCCTTGCAACTGCGGCGCAGTATGCATGGAATACGGCTATAAACGCGAACCCCATTGGCTTGATTGCCGCTGCTGTTGCGGCTCTGGCGATTGGCATCGGCAAGGCAACCAAGGCGCACAAGGATTTCGTCAAAGAGTTGGCCGGAGAGCCGCAGACGGTAGAAGAAGCACGCGCAAGGGTGGAAGAGCTTGAGCAGCAGTACGAGGAAGCTTCAAAAGCCAGACTGGAAATGTTCTCGTCGGATGCTGGTTTCAGCGGCGACACCGTCGAGATGGAGAGATTAGCCGAAGCCATAAAGCAGGCGAAGCAGAATCTTGCCGATTTGGAAGCGCAGGAGCAGGCCGCCGCCGAGGAAGCGGCAAAGCCCGCAAATGTGATAAAGGCTGCTTCTGAGGAATACGCCGCCACGGCACAGTCCATTTTGGAGGATTACCAGAATACCTATACCACCATCTATAACGGGCTGCATGATGTGGGATCTGCATTTACTTCCCAAATAGAAGTTGTGAAAATGTCGTGGGATGATTTCATGGGGAACCTTACGGGTAATACAGAGGTTCTTCAGCAGATCGATGAAGATTTCGCATTCATTTCCGAAAAAGCAGACCTTGCAGGCATCAGCATTGACGGACTAGCTCAATATCTCGCATCCATGAGTACGGGTGAAAAAGCCGGATTCCTTGCGGGAGCGCGAGAAGAACTGGAAGATATGTCTGGTGGTGTCGATGGCCTGAGAGGAAAACTTGCAACCCTTATGGACGGAGTTTCTGCATATGAGGCCGCAGGAACCGAGTCTACTGATGGGCTGGCGTTGGCCGTAGAAAATGTGAAAGCTCGTATGCAGGAAGCTGCAGACAGCTACGTGGAAAAGGTCGGCGATCTTGACCAGGAGGCGGCGGCTACAGAGGCGGCAACCAATACCATGAGTGGTCTGGTTGCCGGTATCGACAGCAGCACCCCCGGAGTTTTGGATAAGCTGGATTCTCTTGCATCTCAAATGAAATCACGATTGACAAATAGCTTTGCCAACTACACGCTCACGATAAAGGCCAATATCAAAGGGAGCAACGTTCCCGGAGCAAAGAGCGGCCTCGATTATGTACCATACGATGATTACCTAGTGCGCCTCCATAAGGGAGAAAAAGTTCTCACCGCCGAGGAAGCGCGAGCATATAGGGCTGGAAAATCGGCCGGTGCGTCTGGCGGGGCGGACTACGACGGAGTGGGGTTCTCTGGCGGTTCGCGTGGTGTGACGATCATACAGAATATCCAGTCCGTTGCACAAACGCCTGTTGAACTGGCAGCGGCTACAGAAGCGTATTTCACGCAAGCGAGGTGGACGATTTGACGAACTTCAACAATTTAAGCAAGTTGTTCCGCTACGTGAACGAAAACGGGGATAGCGTTACCTTTGATTATGCCGGTGGATATCTTATCAACAAGCCCACGGGCATCGATACGGTAACGGTATCCCTGTCTCAGGCGAAAGGCATCAACCAGACGGGGGCGACAATTCAGAGCAAAAACGTTCAGCCCCGGCCTGTAAATGTCAACGGGTATCTGGTGGGAGACGGACAAGCAGCGAATAAAGAAAAGCTGCTTTCCGTCATCCGCCCCGATATTTCCGGGAAGCTATATGCGGATGATTACTATCTGAATGTTTGGCCTACGGCGACACCAAACATTGAGGCGAAACAATGGGGCGCACAGTTCCAGTTCTCCCTTTTGGCGGCGTATCCGTATTGGTGCAAGGACGATTCCGCAGCGGTAACGTTATCCGGCATTCAAAAGCTATTCAAATTCCCGTGGAACATTTCAAGGCCGTATCGTTTCGGCCAGCTGTTTGAAGCGAAATTTATCAATGTGGAGAATCGCGGCCAGGTTCCCGTCCCGTTTACTGCTACTCTTTCGGCAAGCGGTGATGTGGAAAACCCCAAAATCACCAACGCCGCGACGGGAAAATTTCTGCTGATAAATAAAACTATCGTCAGCGGGGAGCGGCTGATCGTAGAGATTACGCACGATCGGACAACTGTAACGTCATCCGTCGACGGAGATTGCCGGGGCGCGTTGAGCCTGAAAAGCACTTTGTTTCAGCTGGAAGTTGGGGACAATGTGTTGAAGCCGGAAGCGACAAGCGGGCTTGCGAATTTGCAGGTGGATATTGATTTCGCAACGGAGATCGTGGGGATTGCGCTATGAGCTTTGAAATCTATAAAGAGGACTTTTCCACCCGGTACGAAATCCGGCACGCAATCAGTGTTATCATGAATATTTACTACAACGATATCGGAAAGCTGATACTGGTTGCGCCGGTAAGCGACTACAACATTAACGTGCTAAAAGTTGGCAATCTCCTGTATGATACGAGCAGAAACGTAACATTTGTGATAGAAAACACAAAGATTGACACGACCACGAACCGCATAACGGCGAATGGATACACCGCGAACTGGCTTTTGAATAAGCGCATCATTGCATCGGAATACCACATGACAACTATCGAGGCGGGCGTGTACAAGCTGATAAGCGATAATCTCCGGGGAATGACAAGGATTCAAGTTGCACAGGCAACCGGGATGACCGATAAAACGGACAATGTTTTCATGGGTGGGAATTTGCTGGATGAAATTATCCCGTTTCTTGAAGAAAAAGGCATAGGCCACACAATGGAGTGGAACCCCGACGACATGACACACACTTTCCGCCTCTACAAGGGGCGTGATCTAACGGCTGGCATTCACGCTATTGTCTTTTCGGAGGAACAGGGAAGCGCAAAAGACCTTGTAATTAACGACGACGATTCCACACTTTGCAATGTGGCCTATGTGCAAGGAAGCCTTAGCGGCACAGACAACACATTCGTTGAGATCGTTGGTGATATCACCGGAGACAATCGCCGGGAAGTGTGGTTCAATACAGCCGTTCGGCAGGAAAATGACGAATCTGAGGCTGATTGCAAAGCCCGTGCGCGTGCTTATGGACAGATGGAGCTGGGAAAGCGAATCCGGCGAAAGTCCTTTTCCGTATCCATCGACCCGGAAGATCTGGGCAAGTATTACGCTCTGGGGGACATTGTATCGTGCGTATCTGCCCGGTTCGGGGTATCGTTCAGCGCTCGGATTACGGGCATTAAGTACACCTTGGACAGCAACAAAGCCCGGACAGAAGTTATCCTGGGCGACCCTATTCTTACAGCATTGGGGGCAATGAAATTAAATGGCTAATATCAAAAGTTTCCCGAATAACCAAGATACATACATAGGCGCAGAAGACGTTATGCGCTGGCATCATGGCCGCACATCCGGCGTTTTTGCCGCTGGCAGTAATGCGTCCGTGCAGGCGCTTTCCACGCCGGGAATGGCGGTGGAAGTCTCAGACGGCACCGGATGGATGGCAAATTCCGGCAGGAACGGCATTGTGTGGTGGACTGATAATGAATCCGTCGATGGTTCCAAATTGCAGCTTGCCGTTGACGCGGCAGACGGCGTTCTGAATCGGATTGATCGCGTAATTGTGGAGTGGAAAACCACAAACTATGTGGACTATCCGGAAGTGAAAATCTTGAAAGGCGCAAAGGCCAGTACGGCGGCAGCCCCGGCGTTGACAAACAACAGCACAATCCGGCAAATCAGCCTTGCACGGATTTCCATTGCGGCCGGTACAACTGCTATCACCGCTTCCATGATTACGGATGAACGGCTTGACGCTTCGGTGTGCGGGCTGGTGACGGAAAAGGTGGGCATTGATACCAGCACAATGCAGAGCCAGTTTTCCACGCTTCTGCAAGAAACGCAGGCGCAAGTAAAAGATGTGCTTGATGATACCACGGCGCAAGCCACATCGGTGCTGGATTCCATCAACCGGGAGTTGGCCGATCTGGAAGCCGGTACGGCGGTGGAGCTGAAAAAGCTTCTGTTCACGGATACCAGCGTACCGGTATCCGCGTTTGTGGCTGATTCTACATATCAGGATTATCCATTCCGTGCGGCTATCGCGCTGACGGGGGTGTTGGATACCATGATTCCGGAGGTGGTTCTTGCTGTGGAAGACGCAATTGACGGCAATTTTGCCCCTGTTGCGGCTACCTATAACGGCGGTGTGTATCTGTATGCCGCAAGCGTCCCGGAATCGGCAATCACAATTCCCACCATTATTTGCTGGAAAGGCGGTGTAAGCGCATGATTGGCAGAGTAAACACCGGTGGCGGCGGTTCCGGTGGCACCCTTACCGTCACAGCTCCGGCGAATGTCACCGTGACTATCAGTAAGGACGGTAAGACAAAGACCAAGAACTCCGGTACGAGCGGCGTGGTGGTCTTCAAGGGGCTTGCAACCGGGACGTGGACTGTTACCATCACCAGTGACGGCAAGACCGCCCAAAAGAATGTTGTGGTCACAACCGATTATTCAACCGTGATTGCGTTTTTCGCGGCCACCATCAACATCACCTATCCTGCTGGTTCGACCTGCACTTGCTCTGACGGCACAACGACTCTATCCGCCCCTGACACTAGCGGTACATGGGCTTGCATCGTACCGAACGCAGGGACGTGGACGGTGAGTTCCACCGATGGGGATAAGTCAAAAAGTGCCGATGTCGTGATAATTACCAACGGCCAGACCGAGAGTGTTACGCTGCTATATATCACTTATCTGTTCAAGGACGGTGAAACTTATGATTCGCTGACCGGCGGATGGGGTGGGACGGTTAACGCTGAAAAGCAAGCACTAGAGTTTCTTGTCGCAGCGGGAAAAACAGTCAATATGGCTACGAAAAGCAAGGTTGATATGACTGACTACAGCACCATATCCGCTAAGACCGACGCAAATATTCGTGGCGTTTCTCTTTCATTGATTATTGAGGATTCCTTCGCATCGAGTAGACCGTTGGCACAGGCAGCTCTCGCTACTGCCTCGGATGAAGTAAGCCTCGATATATCCAACATCACCGGTAGCCACTTAATCCGGCTCGCTTCGCACTCTGAAAAAGGCGGCATCCGGTACGTCTACGAAGTCTCTATGCAGTAAGGGGGCTGTAACGCTTGAAAACAATTTATATTGGTTCAGAATTTAAGTGCTACGTTACCTCTGGTGAAGGCCTGACGCCTATTGAAACGGATTCCTTCGACGGTAAGTGCGACGCCTATATTGAGGGTTATCGCTTCATCCCAGCAGGTCAGACGTGGACACGCGCCGACGGCGTGATATTTGCCGGTGAGATGATCGCCCCGTGGAAGCCGTGGGCAGAGTTGGACACCGCCCAACGGGAGTATGAGCGGGAGCAGTATCAGGCTCTCGCTGCTCAGAACGCCGAGTACGAAGCCGCATTATCCGAAATCGAAACCGCTCTGGGGGTGAACGCATGACCATCGAAGAACGGAAGCAGAGAATCCTCGCGAAAATCGCGGAAATGAAAGCCAGCGGCGGCGAGGAACAGCTGAAAGAGCTGGATGAAGCCTACAAGAAAGGGGTTGACAGTCTGTGACACAAGAGGAAAGAAAAAGCATCATGTATGCTCAGGGGCGGGCGAACGCGCTTGCCTTGCAGGAGAAAGCCCCCGACATGACAGGCACCGAACTGAACGCGGCGGATAGCGACATTCCCAGTTTCAAGGCTGCTGCCGCAAACAAAAACATGCTGGAGCGCAAGGCCGGGTTTGTGTGTCAATCGTCTGCTGGCCGTGTGGTGCGGCTGGTGCAGCCCTATGACAGCACTATCTACACTCAGGAGCCAGAGGAACTTCCAGCGCAGTGGGGGTTTGCTTGGAGCACCGACCCAGCAAAAGCGTTGCCATTCGTCGCCATGGCTACCAGCCCCTACAATAAGGGTGACTGCTGCACGGAGGGCAGTAAAGTGTACCGCTCCACGTTGGACAATAATGTATGGTCGCCGTCCGCATACCCTCAGGGCTGGGAAGAGGTGAACGTATGACGGTAAAGCAAATTCAATGCCTTCTGACCTATCTGGGCTATTCTCCCGGCGCGATTGACGGCATTGATGGCAGGAATACCCAAGGGGCTATCCGGGCGTTTCAGGCGGACTATGGGCTTACTGTGGACGGGATACCGGGGGCGGCTACTCAGAAAATGCTCATTGGCGCTATCGCCGGGACGGCGGTAAAGGTTGAGAAGCCGGAGAGCAGCGACGCGCAGAAAACCGGGACGTTCTGGGACGATATCAAGTATTTCACCCGGGAGGAATTCCGGTGCCAGTGCGGCGGGAAATACTGCAACGGATTCCCTGCAGAACCCGCAGAGGAAACCGTCCGCATGGCCGATGAGATACGCCGCCGGGCGGGAGTGCCCCTGAACGTGAATTCCGGTGTGCGGTGCAAGCGGCACAATGCCGAGGTGGGCGGAGTATCCAACTCCCTGCACACCACGGGACAGGCCGTAGACCTCTCAGGGGCGATCTCCCCGGAGAAGCTGTATGCCATAGCGCAGGAGGTGCAGGCCGAGAAAATCCCCGGGCGGGGCGGTCTGGGGCTGTACAGCTGGGGCATTCACGAGGACAACGGGAAGTACAGCCGGTGGAACGGCTGAGAAGGGAGTATGCCAATGGAAGAAACGGAAATCGCTGGGCGGCTTTCTGCGGTAGAACAGCGGAGCAAATCCAACTCCCACCGTCTGGACGCGCTGGAACGGCACACGGAAGCGGTGAACACGCTGGCAACGTCTGTTGCGGTGATGGCGGAGAAGGTGGAAGTTACCGGGGAGAAGGTTGATGGCCTCTGCACGGACGTGCAGGAGCTGAAATCCGAACCCGGCAAGCGGTGGAAGTCGGTGGTGGAAAGGGTCATATACATCGTCGTGGCCGCTGTTGTAGGGTTTATTCTTGCCCGGCTTGGGCTGGGCTGATTTTTAAGGAGGAAAACAAAATGATTAACTGGATTGTACGTATCAAGAACAAGAACTTCTGGCTGGCCGCGATTCCCGCGCTGCTTCTGCTGGTGCAGACGGTGGCCGCCCTGTTCGGCTTTACGCTGGACTTGGGCGAGATTGGCGACAAGCTGCTGGCCGTGGTGAACGCCGTGTTTGCCCTGCTGGTGATCCTGGGCGTGGTCAATGATCCTACCACCGCCGGTATCGCTGACAGCAAACAGGCAAGAACTTACATTTCTCCCAAGGAGGACTGATGTGACAAGTGGATAAAGTCCCGTGGAATCGGGTGATTCTGGATGAGTTCTGTTCCCTGGCGATTCTTACGCCGCTAGAGGAAAAGATCATCCGCACCCGAGCCGCCGGATGGAGCCGTGTACAGCAGTGCCACGCTTACGGCATGTCCCTTGCCACATTAGATAGGTACATTAGGAAGTTGAAAAACTCCTATAACAGTGTGCAGGAGTATAGCTACATACTCCCAAAAAACATAGACTTCTGATAGCTTCTTGAAGGACATGTGATTGTAAGTCGGTAGGGAAACGAGAGTTTCCCTACCGATTTTTTTGTTATTCTATAGGAAGAAAGGGGGCGTTGCCTATGGCTGAATTTCAAAGCTTTAATCCAAATCCCCGCGCCGCGAAAGTCGGCGATTGCGCAGTCAGAGCTGTGGCAAAGGCTCTGGGAATTGACTGGTATCAATCATACGTTGAGCTGGCCAGCGAGGGGCTGACTCAATGTGATATGCCTAGCGCAAATAACGTATGGGGCGCGGTGTTACGGCGGCATGGATTCAGGCGGGCGGCAATCCCGGCGGAATGCCCGGACTGCTACACCGTAGGCGATTTTATCCGGGAATACCCTGACGGGATCTACGTTGTCGCGCTGAAAAACCACGTTGTTGCCGTGGAAAACGGCGTTTTATACGATACTTGGAACTCAATGGACGAAAATCCTATCTATTTTTGGAGGCGTGAATGATGGCAAATCCTTATATGCAGCCCAACTACCAATCCGGCTATTTTCAGCCCAACTACTTCCAGCCGCAAATGCCCATCGGGCAACCGCAGATACCCGTCCAAGGCCAACAGCCGCCCCTTGATGACCGAATTTGGGTAGCTTCGGAATCTGCGGCGGAGGCGTTTATCGTCACGGCAAACGGATTTGTGCGGCTATGGGATAGCAATAAGCCGGTATTCTACGAAAAGCGGACGGACGCGCAAGGGCGACCAATGCCGATTGTAGCGTATGAATACAAAATCCGGGACGCAGGAGTTACCCCGGAGGCAGTCAGCGCAGGATTTGAACAGCGGCTTTCCGCTGTAGAGGAACGGCTGAACCAGCTGACAGAGGGGAAACGCGATACCAAGAAAACGGAGGTAAAACGCAATGATGCCTAATCCTATGCAGATGATTTCCCAATTCCCCCAATTTATGCAGCAGATGAGGGGGCAAGACCCGCAGCAACTGCTTAATCAGCTTGTACAGAGCGGGCGCGTAAACCAGAAACAGCTTAACCAAGCCCAGCAAATGGCACAGCAGATGCAGGGGCAGTTTGAGCAATTCCGGGGCATGTTCGGCTTCGGAGCGCCTAGAAGGTAAACAATAATCTGGCCAGATTTTGTTATATTTTTCATCTTTTGAAAGGAGAACAAAATGAGTATTACAGCAAGTGAAATGACCCCCGCTGATATCAGAGCTGTCACCGATGGCAACAACGGCGGCTATGGCGGAGGTTGGGGCGGTGATTGGTCTGCATGGATCATCATTTTTCTGATCTTTGGCTTCTTTGGCTGGGGCGGCAACGGCTGGGGTGGAGGCTTCGGCGGTCGTGGTTCCGGCGCTGGCGTGGTGGACGGGTATGTTCTCGCGTCCGATTTTTCCAACATTGAGCGGAAAATTGACGGCGTGAACAACGGCGTTTGCGACGGCTTCTATGCCATGAATACCGGGATGCTCAATGGGTTTGCAGGCGTGAACCAGAATATCAGCAACGGTTTCCAGGCGGCGGAGCTTTCCCGGTGCAATCAGCAGGCCGCCTTGATGCAGCAGCTTTTCCAGATGCAGATGGCAAATCAGGAGTGCTGCTGCGAAAACCGCGCCGCTATCCAGGGCGTGAACTACAATCTGGCGACCCAGAGCTGCGACACCCGGAACACCATCCAGAACACCACCCGTGATATCATCGATGCCATGAACTGCGGTTTCCGTTCCATCGACCAGCGCTTGACTGCCCAGGAGCTGGCGGCGAAAGATCAGAAAATCGCCGATCAGAATCAGCAGCTCTTTATGGCGCAGCTGGCCGCTTCCCAGAATGCCCAGAATCTCACGATCAAGGGCTATGTGGAGAACCAGTTCGCGTACTACAATCCCCGCCCTGTTCCCGCTTATCAGGTGCAGAATCCCAACTGCTGCTACGGTAACGGCTACGGCTGCGGGAGCGTAGCGTAAGGAGGACTAGCATGGCGGTTGAACTTACTGCGAACGCTGTCCAGGCGGTGTCCGCCGGACAAAACGTGCTGTTTACCGATGCGCCGGTGAAATGCGGGCGGGGGTATGTTGTTCACCGTGAAGGCGCTGGGCTGGTGACGCTTCGGGGCATTTGCAATGGATGTTCCCCAATCGCGCGGTACCGCGTGCTTTTCGTGGGAAACATCTCCGTTCCTACCGGCGGAACCGCTGGGGCTATCAGCGTAGCGCTGGCGCTGGGCGGTGAAGCGCTTCCCACCACTACGGCGACGGCAACACCCGCCGCCGTGGGAGATGCATTCAACGTGGCGACCTCCGCGTTTGTGGATGTTCCCCGTGGGTGCTGCGTAGCGTTATCCGTGCGCAATGTCTCCGCGCAGGCAATCGATGTTGCCAACGCCAATCTGATGATTGAGCGCGTGGCCTAGGAGGTGAAATTATGAAGCACTGGGAACAGTTGAGAGATACACTTTGCCGGGAACTGGACGAAATCGCCGAAAAAGGCGAGCTGTCCGCCGGTGATCTGGAAACCGTGGACAAGCTGACGCACACCATGAAGAATCTGGATAAGATCATGATGGGCGAAGGATACAGTAACGCCGGGGACTGGTACGCTATGGGCAACTATGGACGGGATGTCTATAGAGCCGATTACCGGGACGGCGTGAGCTACCGAGGCCGTAAACGTGATAGCATGGGGCGCTACAGCCGCGCAGACGCCAAGGAAGATATGGTGGATAAGCTGCGGCGTATGATTGATGAAGCGCCGGATAGCCGGACGCGAGAGGCTCTGGAAAAGGCCGTCCGTTGTATGGAGGAGTAAAAAATGTTGGCAGAGCGGGATTTGCTGGAAACAATCGAAGAATGTAAAGCAGTGAAGCGCCCGACGGCGGCAACATGCCAGTTGATGGCTTCGTGCTATACCATTCTAGATCACATGTTTCCGGAATATTCCCGCTCTGCTGATGTTTCTCCCGTAAGCTTGTATTCCTCCGCTCCTGCGCCACAAAATGATGAAATATCCGGGAGCGAGTTTGCAATTGCCGCAAATTTAGCGGGAATGAAACGGCTATTAGAAGTGATGGACGAACACATGGAGTGCATTCAGCTGATATACCCAAAAGAATACGCGGCGATTATGCGGCGGCTCAGAGAATGAGCGCCAAAAATCCGTTGCCAATCCGTTGCCAATTTGCACCATAAAAACGTACTGCACGCGGAAAAATATTAAAATCTGTGGTAATATTTTCTCGTAGAATAGTTCGGAGAACGTGGGAATATAGCTGATAAAGCAATAAAAAAGCCCTAGAATAAATTTCTAGGGCTTTTTTGATATGGTGGAGCCGAGGGGAATCGAACCCCATAAATAAATTTAAAAAACTGTTGCGGCACTAGCAATTTTTATTTTTTATTTCCAATTCCGTTGCCAATTTGCGTTTTTTCATCGCTTCGGCGGTGAAGTAGTCGCAGAAGTCGCTGGAGCGTTTGGCAATATCTTTCTGGGCGAGGTGCGTGTAGATATTGTGCATGGTGGACAAGTCGCTCCACCCGCCGATTTCGGCGGCGATCATTTCCGGAATCTGCAAGTGGTAGGCCAGAGATGCGAAGCTGTGGCGCAGCCCATGCAGATCAACCACGGTGATCCCAGCGGCGGCGCAGACTTTGCCTAAATTATTGTAGATGGTTTCTGCGCTTGCCTTTACCACGTTTCCGGTCTTCTGCTCCTGCGCTTTCAGCGCTTCCAGAAGCGGCGGAATGATAGGCACAGAGCGGCGGGACTTCGCCGTTTTGTTTTGCGGTTTCTGCACAAGCCCAGCCGTCCCCATGACGATTGCTCCACGAACGTGCATCACTTTGTTTTCCAGATCTATGTTTGCCCAGTCCATGGCGATCATTTCCGAACGGCGCAGGGAGGAAAGACACATCAGATACGGGATTTCAAATCGGTGACCTTTTATAGCTTCCACAAACTTGTCTACCTCGTCCGGCGTGAGGTATGCCCGTTCGTTGTGTTCCGGGGGATACAGCATCACCTCCGGGCGTGGAGCACCGGCGGCGACGATGCAGGCGGAAAAGAACATCCACCCGTTTTTGATATACTTCGGGGATTTCCCGGCCTTGTGTTCCTGCCTGATAGCGGCCTGCCATTGGTCATTGGAGACTGTGAAAATGTTCCGCTTCATCATGCCTGGCAGCATATTCCGCTTGAACTTCTCGTACCCTGCAATGGTGGATGGGGAAAGAAATCCCTCTTTTGATGCAATGTAGCTTTTAACGGCTTCCTCTAGCGTGATGTCTTTCCCGTCTTTCTTCTCGCGGGCTTCCACAAGGCCGTTTTTCAAGGCGAGATATTCGGCCACGCATTCATCATATGTATCTTTCGTAATGGATACGCGGCGATTCTCTATCAATACACGTGTGTGCCACGCGCCGGAGGGAAGCTGCTCTATTTTTGGCAGCTTTATTTCCGGCTCATTCTTTCTTTTTGCCATAAGGAATCCCCCTTTACATGCGGTTAGAAAAAATGGCAGACCGCCGAAACGGTCTGCCACTGTTTTTGAGAACTAGGTGGGGCGACGCTCCCACATCTCCTAACAAGGGCGACGGCTGCCCGTTCCGTCTTCTAGTCCTTTCTGCTTTTGAGCAACGCGGCCTTGGTTTCGATAATATTTAACGGACTATGTAGAACCCCACGTTCAACCATGTTCAAGTAGGCAAGCGCTTTTACACGGATGTTTTTCTTTATATTTTTGTTTTCCAAAACATAAGGCACATTGTTGATATTGTATGGGCGTAGTACATGTTCCGGGAGGACGGGGAACATATCGCAGATAATAAAAGCCCTGTCTTTTCCGTATATCGGCGCTATGAGGTAATGCACGCAGTTTCCGGAGCCGTGCCGCCTCTCACTTTCATATATCAGCCGCTTGTATTTATCTACGTTGGTACTCATTGGAACCATCCATAGGACACCGGATTTGTCCGCCATAGCGTAGTAGTGGGGGCGGCTCTCCTGCTTATTCTTCATATAGCGGTTGTTCCCGTATTTTTCAAAGAAAGCATCACGGATTATGTATATTCCGGAGTCCTGTATCTCTGTCATTTGTTATCCCCCAAAAAAGAATGCCGAACCGGCATGGCGGCCAGTCCGGCATTTTCAGGCCGGAGTTTTGTATCCCGCTCCCGGCAAGCGGCAGTCTTACAACAAGCCGAAGTCTTATATCCCGCTCTCGGCAGGCGGCAAATTAGGGCGGACGATGAACGTCGTCTATATAGCGTAGGTGGTTATCCTACGTCTATATTGTACCCCGAGAAATGGAAAATAGCAATAGACAGATTGACCAAAAACGGAAAAATATTTCCGACAATCGTAAAAATTTATCTTACCTCTGAATCCATCCGATTCCCGGGTGCATGATATCGAAGATGAGCCAGCCTACTAGGAAGATTACCAGCACCGCAATGGAAATGCCCATAATCAGAATCACCCGGCGGTTCTGGCGGTTGAGAAGGCTGTAGTGCGTTTGCAGCTGCATGGTGTGCCGCCTGTAGTCATCGCTCTGGCGGATGATCGTTGCCTGAAGATATTCCACATATTCCTCCATGGACTGGCCGGGGGCGGGTAGCACCGGGTGTTCCTCCGGGGTGTACTGCACGGCGGCCTCAATGCTCTGCACAAGCCTTGCCGTCGGCTCCGTCGCGCCATTCAGGGCACGGCAGATCGTGGCCTTGGATACGCCGCAGGTTTCTGCCAACTCCTGCTGGGACATGCCCCGCTCCTTCCGCAGGGCTTCCAATTCTGATAAATGCTCGGAAATATTCATAAAACCGCCTCCAAAAACGGAATGTTTCACATATGGAACGATTGTTGCGAAAATGGAACGGGAATTTCACATCTGGGGCTTTACGAAACGCCTGTGCGGGGTGTATGGTGGTATTGCAACCGGCAAGGGACACACGGCGTTACCGGCGGCAAGCCCCGCCACCTTGTGGCACGGGTGGCGGGGCATATCAGAAATTAGTGAATTTTCTTATAGGTAACTTCCAGCCCTGTATTGGGATGATATTTCCACGTTACAGTTACATTTTTACTGTTGTATGTTTCGGTTTGCCTCCCATCGGATGCGGATGTTTCGTTCATCTGATTAAAAAGGGAATCTGGAAGTCCCAACATTCCGTTGATGGTAGGTATTGTAACGTAAGCGTCACGGCAATAAAGGCCGGAATCATCATAGTCATACGGATTTGTATCAACGCTCAAATAACTGCCATCCGCCCCTACTTCTGCCCATGTGGAATCACATAGGGTATCGTATATCCACTTAAAATCAGGTTTAGTAGCTCGCTGAATGAATATGAACGCTACGACAAAAATTGCGACCATTGCAATAATTGCCGGAACAAAATAGCTTTTCTTCTTGGGTTCGGCCTTTTGCTTGGGGGGAGCATTTAGATCAGCGCCGCAGTTATCGCAAAATTTTTGATTTTCTCTTATGGCAGCGCCGCAGGACGGGCATACCATTTGGGGGGTATTTTGTTCGCCTGATGTTTCGAGTTCATTTGTTAAATCTTCCATAGTGATACCTCTTTCCTTTTTATTCAGGTATACGAGATAGATTTCTATGCCCGTGACCCTACATAAAAATAATACCATGCTCAGAAAATAATTTCAACGAAAAGAAAAATTTTTGTGCATTTTTCTAATTAGTCCGATTTATTGGACATTTAGTGTGCTACTGTATGCTATGCAAACAATTGTTCTAAATATAAAAGGAGGAACGGCCAGTGACGAAAAATGCATTGCGAAACAGAGTAAACCGTGATATAATGGAAGAAAGGAGAACATTGCCGAACATTCGTGAACAGTTGGCGGAGAATATTCTTTCCCTAACTGATGAACAGGCTGCATATGTGCTAAGGAGGGTAAAATGTTTGTTACAAAGCGAGCGCTCAGAAAAGAGAATCGAAAACTAAAAGAACTGCTTCAAAAATGCCAGAATCTGCAAAGCGAAGTCAAAGACTCCTGCCTTAATGCCAACTGCATTCTGTGCGAACACTGTGTAATGCCGCAAAGCGACTTGCCATTTGTTTTGGTTGGATGCAGGTTGGAGCGTGCCTGTGTCCACTTTTCACCAAATCAAATCTGTAAGAAACTTCACAAACAATGCGGAACAGGCGCCGAGGAAAAAACCGATTGCCTCGTGGAAAATGGCTGACCGCCATTCCTTGTGCCGAAGTTCCTTATAATTTCGCCCCTTCTCCGTCAAGCGGAAATCGCTGTGGGCGTCGTTCACCCATTCGATACATTTACATTCGGCAAGGTATGCCAGAATGCCGGTATAATCTGAATAGCTGTGAATTTTCTTTTCATCAATAACGCCCATCCAAGCTATTACGTTGTATGTGTTGGAGTTCCCGAGCGGGGGATTGGCAATCAGGATATCCAGCACATATTTGGAATCTTTCGTTAATCTCACAATAAATTTATAGCCTCCTTGATAATGTTGGAAAGCTTACCGCACTGATCGTCGGACAGGCTATCAATTAAATCCAGAAGTTCCCGTTTTTCGGGGCTGACCTCGCCATTCGTGGCGGGGTCTTTTTTTGTTTCCTCCCCCTTGAGATACTCAACGGTGACGCCGAAATAATCGGCGATTTTTTGCAAGGTCGCGTCCGAAGGATTATTTCTGTTACTTTTCCAATAAGTGACATTTGATTTTCGAAGCCCTATTTCAATCGCAGCAGCACTAGGGCTAATTCCTTTGTTTGCGCACAGCTCACAGTAGCGCATATAAAAATTTGTTTGTTCTTCGCCTTTTAAAAAATCTACGGTTACACCGAAATGATCGGCAATTTTTTGTAATGTTGCGTCTCTCGGTTCTGCCCCGTTTTTCCATCTTGTTACAGATGGTTTGCCAAGTTTTAGTTCCACGGCAACAGCGGATGGGGATTTCCCAACGGAATTACACAATTTAACATAATTTTCGTAAAAAGCCATAATTAACACTCCTGCATTTTGTGCAATGTGACAAAGTTGCGTTCGTTATCACTTTTACAGTTGACAGTTACGTTTGTTAACGCTATAATAGCGCTATGAGTTACGAAAGTAAACAAAACCCCAGACCCAGGGTAAAAAATCCTGCGTCAAAGCTATTCTGTTCCTCGCAAGTACATAGTAGCACACTTTGTTAACTTTTGCAACCATAAAATGACTGCGGCGGGAAAGAAAAAACGCCTGCGGACAATCGCAGACGCTTTTCCCCCAGATTTTTTACCGAAACACGGCGGCAACCCGGCACGCGCCGAAATTACTTTATCGGCGGCTCCCGGGCAGTTGCATTAGGCCGGGAGAAATGCCGAATCCGTAAATTGTCTTACGGTTCTTAGCCGTGCCAATCACTTACAGCATATCTGGTTGCTGTGCTCCATGCGCATCATGCAGTTGCCTTAGTTCGGAACGCCAGAGCAAAAAGATTGCTTCGCCAATGGCTCCGCATCAAATCACCCCTTTCTGTTGTTACACAGGGAACGCATGAAATTGTAGCACGGTTTCCCGCCGCAGTCAACATTTTTAACTAAAAGGAGGAATACAATGCCCGAAAAATGGACGGGGCGGCTCATCGGGCGGATGCACAATGAGCGGATCACCTATGAGCAGCTGGCAAACGAAATGGGCGTGAACAAAGCGTACATTTCCATGATTCTGAATGGGAAGCGGAAGCCGCCCAATATCCAGAAGCGGATGGAGACCGCTTTGGAAGCAATCATCAAGCGGGAGCGAGAGAAGCAATCTCAGAAGAAGGGAGAAATAACATGAGTACCTCCACGATTCTTTCAATAATTGGAATGGCGTTTGCCTGCTATTCGTTGGGGTACAGCGTTCGGGGGCTAGTAGATTGCATTGCCCCCAAGGTAAAGCCCGCGGATAAAGAGAGCGAGGGGAAAGACAATGCCTAGAATCCGGCAGTATGCCGAGCGCTACGCAGTGGAGGATTTCTGGAAGGAAATTGACCGCTGCTGTCCCCTGGCGGGGATTCAGAGCGATAACGCTTCGGCACTTGGGAAAAGAATCGGCGAGGGATACCAAAACCTGCTGAACTACCAAAAGGGGAAAACCGAAATGCGGGTAAGCGTCCTGCGAAAGCTGGTGACCACTCTCCACCCCAACCCGGCGGTGATCCTGAAAACCCTGGGGTATTCTGAGAAGGAGATACGGGCGTTTGCAAGGGAATGGCAGTGATTTGAAATCTACGGCAGAATGCAGAAATTGAAAGGAGGGGCTAAATAATGCGCAAAGCATTTTTGCTATTGATGCTTGTTTTCGGGTTTATTCTTGGGGCGTGCGCCACTACCGTGGCAAAAGCCGAACAGAATTACCCGATAAAGATTTGGGCGCAGAACTCAAACGGAAAGTACGAGACACTATGCGTTGTGGATGAAGAAACTGGCGTTAATTACATTGTTATAAGCGGCGAACTGTACCAAAAAGGGATCGGGCTTGGGGTTACCCCTAGGCTGAATAGTGATGGCAGCTTGTACGTAAGCGAAAAGTAATCCACATTTTATGAAAATTGAAAGGAGTTATTTATGGCGAAATACAAAGTTGGGGATAAGGTGCGGATTGTAGACCACCGAACCTACCGCATGAACGATTTCGGGAAAATGGACAAGTGGCTGGGAAAAGTCATGACGATCAGAGACCTCTCTTCGCCCGGATATTGGATGCGGGAAGATTACGGTGAAAATAACGGATACGGCTGGCTGTGGGATGATGACATGATTTCCGGCCTTGCAGAGCCTGAGCGGGAACCCTGCACCGTGGTACTCCGCTTTGATGGGATGATTACCACGGCCACGCTGAAACGTGGAGGGCGGGACGTGAAGACCGCAGAAGCCCGGTGCAATCCGAAGGATACCTACAGCAGAGCGGAGGGCGCAAGGGTCGCCGTTGAGCGGCTTTTTGAGAAGAAGCGCAAGGAAAAAGACAAGCCAAAGGAGAGCAAGCCGAAGATCGGGGACAAGTTCGTGGTTACCGGAAATCGCCCTTTCGGGGAATGCCACCACCATTTCAGAATCGGCGAAATCGTAACGCTGGTTGGTCCAGAAATATCCTGCACGGGGGAGCGTGTGTTCAAAAATAGAGTGGGGTGGGAACAGGTTGTTCGTATGGATTGTGTCTGCCCCTACAAGGAGAACACCAAATGACACCCAACGAAACGACCCAGCTTCGTACAATGGCGGAGATGAACCGCCGCTTGCGCCGGGAAAATGAGCATCTGCGGGAATCCCTTTTGATGGAATCGAAGGAAAGTAAGGCGTTTGACGATGAGAACGTGGAGCTTTTCGACGTAGTCCACCGAAATCATGAGGTCAGGGGGTGAGGATATGGCAAGCAGGAATAAACCCGTGGATGCCCGGTGGGAGCCGGCGCCGGAGAACCGGAAGCCGTTCAATATCAAGGAATGCGTTTTCCATGTTCTCCCCTATGCGGGGCTGAATTTGGTGCTTTTCTGGTGGCAACAGGCAGATTTGCTGGCAGACAAGGCGGCAGTTCCCGCAATGTGGGTGTGCGCTATCCTGATGGGTGCCGGTATCGGACGTTGCATCAGAGGGCGATAAAAAGCCGCCCCCGATGTTACAGCACCGGGGACGGAAAGCGATATAAAAAATCTACCATTTACAGTATATCAAATGGAGAAAGGAAAGTCAATGGACGTTTTTGATAGCATGGAGCCGTGGCGGCAGGCTGAACAGTTGGCGGCGGATGCCGACTTTCGGGAAGCGGCACTCCCGAAGTGTGCCAGGTGCGGATGTCCCATCACAGACAGCAAACTGGTATATATCCCGGCGCATGATGAGTTCTACTGCCTGGATTGCATCGATTCCATGACGGAGTTCAACGAGGAAGCGGAGGTGGAGGAATGATACGGAAAATTCCAACCGCGACCATGAGCAAAGAGGAATGGACAGCGCTTCGCTCTACCACCATTGGTGGTTCGGATGCCGCCGCCATTCTGGGTCTGAACCCCTACAAGTCACCGTATGCCCTGTGGGCGGAGAAAACCGGGAAGGTCATCCCGGAGGATATTTCCCAGAAAGAGGCGGTACGCCTCGGCACGGACTTGGAGGAATACGTAGCAAAGCGGTTCACAGAAGCTACCGGGAAAAAGGTGCGCCGGGAGAACTACACAGTATTCCGGGACGATATGCCCTACGCCCACGCCAACTACGACCGGCTGGTCATCGGTGAACGGGCAGGGTTAGAGATCAAGACCACGAACGCGCTCCACTTGAGCAAATTCAAGAACGGCGAGTTCCCGGCTACTTACTACGCGCAATGCTGCCATTACCTTCTTGTGTCCGGCCTTGATCGCTGGTATCTGGCGGTTCTGGTTCTGGGCATTGACTTCAAGGTGTTCGTCATCGAGCGGGACGAGGCAGAGCTGGAAGCCCTGAAAGAGGCGGAAGAAAGCTTCTGGGCGAACGTTCAGAGCGAAACGCCCCCGGCCATTGACGGCATGGATTCCACCATTGACGCCCTGAACGCAGAGTTCCCGGCCAGCGATCCGGACACCGAAATGGATTTGACCGGCTGCGCCGTTGATTTGGCGATCATGGACGAATGCAGCCAGCAGATCAAGGCGCTGGAAGAAAAGAAAGCAACCGCTCAGGCGCGTATCATGGAGACCATGGGAACCGCCGAGCGGGGCGGATACGGGAGTTACAGCGTCACATGGAAGACGCAGAGACGCTCCACGTTCGATAGAAAGAAGTGGGAGAAAGACCACGGAGAAATCCCACAGAACTATTTCAAATCTTCGGAAAGCAGAACTTTCCGGTTCAAAAAGGAGAATATTTAATGGCAAACGTGATTCAGAACGCCGCCGCTTCCACGCAGGCGGTAGCAAAAAGCAAGAAACCCAGCAGCATTCAGGACTACATTGAGGTGATGAAGCCCGCCATTCAGGCGGCACTGCCCAGCGTGATGACCCCGGAGCGGTTCAGCAGAATTACTCTGTCGGCACTGAGCGCCAACCCGAAGCTCAAGGAATGCACCCCTCAGTCTTTCCTTGGCGCTATGATGACCGCCGCACAGTTGGGCTTGGAGCCGAATACCCCTCTTGGGCAGGCTTACCTGATTCCCTTCCGCAATCACGGCCAGATGGAGTGCCAATTCCAGCTTGGCTATAAGGGGCTTATTGATCTGGCCTACCGTTCCGGTGAGGTTTCCATCATTCAGGCGCACACCGTATACGAAAACGACGAGTTTGAGTATGCCCTTGGCCTTGACCCGAAGCTGCGGCACGTCCCCGCCAAGAGCAACCGCGGCAAGCCCATTGCCTACTACGCCATGTTCAAGACCAAGGACGGAGGCTACGGATTTCAGGTTATGAGCATCGAGGAAGTTACCGAGCACGCGAGAAAGTTCTCTAAGAGCTTCGGGAATGGCCCGTGGCAGACCAATTTTGACGAGATGGCAAAGAAAACCGTTCTGAAAAAGGTGCTGAAATACGCCCCACTGAAATCCGACTTTGTGCGTGGTATAGCTCAGGACGGCACCACAAAGACGGATATTTCCCCCGACATGACAGATATCCCGGACATGACTGAGTACATCGACGTTGACCAGGACACCGGCGAGGTGATTTCTCAGGAGGCAGACAATGCTTAATCAGATTGCAATCCAAGGCCGCCTCGTCCGTGACCCGGAGCTGCGGAGAACCAATTCCGGCAAGGCCGTGGCCAGCTTCTCGCTGGCCTGTGACCGGGATTTCAAGAACCAGCAGACCGGTGAGATGGGAGTTGACTTTATTGAATGTGTCGCATGGGGCGGCACCGCCGTAATGGTGGAGAAGTACTTCCATAAAGGCCAGATGGCCGTGGCGACCGGCAGATTACAGTTGCGGGACTGGACGGACAAGAACGGCCAGAAGCGCCGCACGGCGGAGATTCTGGTGAACAGTGTCTACTTCTGCGGAAGCAAAGAAAACGGCACTCAGGCCAGCTCTGGGGCTGGCAACGGATACAGCACGCCGTCGTATCAGGTTCCCACCCCTGCGGCGGACTTCGCAGAACTGGAAGACAACGATACACTATTGCCGTTCTAGGCCAGAAAAATCAATCTTTCCCTAAAAAGATTGACAGTATAGTTTGCATTTCCCTTGGCGGTGGGGGGTTAAACCGCCAACTCCAAAAGGAGGAGAATCGTGGCAAAAGAAGTTTTCAGAATCGCCTACCCGAAGACCGGCGCGGAAAAGAAGAAGTGGGCAAAGGAGTACGGAATGAATGCGTACTACGCCGGGAAGCACTGGGCATTGCGGAAGAAAGACGCCGAGCTATGGCACTGGCTTACATTGGCGGCAATGAACGCCCAGGGCATTCGCAGAACACCCTTTAAGCTGCCTGTAGCCGTGACGTTCTACTGGAATGACCGGCTGGATATCGACAACCATGCGATCATGGGAAAGATGATCGTGGATGCCATGAAAGGCCGTGTAATCGAGGACGATAACCGGCGCTGGCTGAAAAGCGTTTCCCACAATTTCCACGACGAGGATTACATACAGGTTGAAATACGGGAGGTAAGGCCGTGACACAGTGTGAGCGTATCCTGCGGCATTTGCAAGACTATGGGAGTATCACTCAGGCCGAGGCTGTTACCGAGTACGGATGTTACCGTCTGGGTGCAAGAATCTGGGACTTGAGAGCCCAGGGCGTACCCATCAAAAGCGAAACCGTCACCGGGAAGAACCGATACGGAGAGCGGACGTGCTTTACGCGGTACTCCATCATTAAAGAGGATTAGATAATGGCGATTGAATATTTCTGCGCTTATCACAGTTATCTGGACAGTATGGAGGAACTGAATGACACGGAGAGGGGGAGGCTTTTCACGGCTTGCCTAATCTACAGCAAGACGGGCGAAGCACCGCAACTCCGTGGTAATGAAAGATTCGTATTTCCAACTTTGAAAGCACAGATAGACCGAGATAAGGCAACATACGACAGCCGGTGTAAGAAAAACTCCGATAACATCCGCAAACGATGGAATACGGACGTATACGATGGCGAACAACCGTGTACGAACGATACCAAGGCAAAGGAAAAGGAAAAGACAAAGGAAAAGGCAAAGGCAAAGGCAAAGGATAATTATATACCACCTTCGGTGGTTTGCGGCGAGCTGCCGAGCAGCCCCCCGCCTGCGGCAGTGCTTCCGCTGGTTGACGGAACGGATTTTGAGATTTCCGTGGAGACGGTTGCCGAGTTGTCCGGCCTGTATCCCGCCGTGGATGTAGCTCAGCAGTTGCGGAGTATGCGTGGCTGGCTTCTGGCAAATCCCAAAAACAGGAAAACAAAAGCCGGGATCATGCGCTTTGTCAACTCCTGGCTCTCCAGGGAGCAGAATTCGGCTAGACCTGCGGCAAACCAGAAGCCGGGCGGCTATACCAGCGGCGTTGACCGTCTGGCGGAGATGTACAGGGAGGAATTTGGGAATGGATAAACAGGAAGCGTACCAGATTCTCACGCTTTTACAGGCAAATTATCCCGATTCTTTCCGGGGAATGTCCAAAGAGGCGGCAAACGTGAAAGTCAATCTTTGGGCGGATATGTTCTCCGAGGAGCCATTTGAGGCCGTTGCCGCCGCTGCAAAAGCGTACATGGCGACGGATACCGGCGGCTTTATGCCCACCATCGGGAAGCTGAAAGATATGCTCCACCGGATGCAGTCGCCCCAGCAGATGACCCAGATGGAAGCATGGGGGCTGGTTGCCGGTGCGCTGAGAAACAGCGTGTACGGCGCAGATGACGAGTTCCGGAAGCTGCCACCGGCGGTACAGCGGACGGTGGGAAGCCCCGCCCAGCTCAAGGAATGGGCGCTGATGGATGCAGAAACGGTGCAGTCCGTGGTTGCATCGAATTTCCAGAGATCGTTCCAAGTGTGCCAGAAGCGGGAGGACGATTACCAGAAGCTCCCCGGAGCGGTAAAGAGCTTTATCGCCGAGCTGGCCGGGAAGATGGAATTTGAAAAGCTACCGGAAGGCGGTGGAGTATGAAAAACGAAGTAGACAAGGAAAAGGAACGCCCCGGCCAGTACATCGATTCGGCGAGCCCCTTTTGCAGGAACTGCACGCGGGACGATTGCCCCACCAACGGGGACGGCTGCAAGGCGTGGGAAGAATATTTCGTAGCGAATTGGAACGAAAACATCATGAAATCAATTGGAAACCACAAAAAACAACGCCAATTTTTTCGATACGAACACCCGGATTTGGTGAGAGAGGGGATTGTTTTTGAGCATGAGCAAGGCGAAAATGTACGGCTGTTTCAGGCCAACGAAGCGGAATTGCACCCCGCCCAGGTGGGGGAAAGTACCTCGGGGGAATAAAGGAAAACAGAAAGGAAATGGGAAATGAAAGGTTACAAAGGATTCAACCCCGACTTGATCTGCAAGGATAAGCAGTATCAGGAAAATACCGTCTTCGAGGAACCGGAGGCGAAAATCTGTGAAAAGGGAATGCACTTTTGCGAAAATCCATTTGACGTGCTGGACTATTACGATTTGATTCGCTCTGATGGAACGCCGAACGAGTTTGCCGAAGTTGAAGCGCTGGACGAGCCAAAGACGGATGATAAGAAAAAGTTCTGCTCCCGAAAGCTGAAAATCGGCGTAAAACTGGGATTATCCGGCTTTGTCAAGGCGTGCGTGGATTTTGTGCTGGAAAAGACTATTGCTGAGACGCCAAGTGAAAACGTTGATTCCGGGAACTCCGCCCGGATTGGCAGTTCCGGGGACTACGCCCAGATTGGCAGCTCCGGGAACTCCGCCCGGATTGGCAGTTCCGGGGACTACGCCCAGATTGGCAGCTCCGGGAACTCCGCCC